CGTGTATATTAGGATCGCGTGTTATTCCGCCTAAATCATTATAAGCACTCAAACCAATTTGTTTGTATAAATCGCCAGTTGTTACATTAAAAGCAGAAAGTTCCCATCCTGTGCTCACAAATGGACGAGCATTTACCCAAACATTAGTTCTATCATTGGGAGGGACTTGTAAAGTAATCCCCGTTTGTTGATATGCAGAATTTAATTGTACTAATCCATTTGTCCCAAAAGAAAGAACAGGATGTCCTGTTGAATCTAATTTTACAAGATAAAGAAAATAATAATCTGGGCCTGATGGCTGTTTCAAAGACCAAGCAATAAAAAGAAAGCTACCATCAGGTAATCTAATCCCAGCACCCCAGTTGTATAGTTCTACTCCATTTACTTCAGTGACGATTCCTGTTCCGTCTTCTCCAAAAGTTATATCTAAACCACTACCATCTGATTTCACTGCAGATAACCTATCGGGATCATACGAAAAAGGCTTAGAAACTAACACTTCAGATGCAGTGCTATTAACAGGATCTAATCCTCCAAGATGAGCAATTTCAAAATTGAAATTTGGAAGAGCCTCAGAGTTTCCTTTTTCATATTCATCAAAAAATGCACAAGCCGTATTTGCATAATTAGCATAGTCTTCACCTATAATTGCTTCTATACCTGTATCAACAGAACCATCACCAGGAAAAAATGTAGCATCAGATAAACTAATTAAAGTCTTGCCTTTCCACATTCTTAAAACTGAAACTTCACCTTCGCATATGCCAATTAAAAAAGATTGCTTATTCCCTTGATCTACAATTTGAGATCCACCTCCGCCACCTTTCCCAGGTTTTTCTTTCTTTACCCATGGATGATTTTCACCTTGCCATAAAACATTTCCAGCAACTCTGCAAGTCCCATAAACTTTTTGAACTGGAGTTGCTTTGTTACTTCTTTGAACTGGATAACTTGCATATCCTGGCATTGAACCTGTATCAGTTTTCTTTGCAAACAGAATAGAGCCGAGCATTGCTCCAGCCATGAACATCGCCCCTGTAGCCATACCAGAAGTGACTCCCATAGCAACTAAGAATGCAGGGACAGCCATACCAGCAGTTAAAACTACTGCTCCAAGCCCTACTACTAAAGGAATTGAAGCTCTTCCTTTTCTACTTGTATAATACCATTTTGTCATTTGATATCCTGTAAGTTTTCTTCCATCGTTTTGACCAGATTGAATTTTTTAAAATTGCATATTTACATCTCTTAGCTGTTAAGAATGAATGCACAAATAACATATTACTTTTATTTACTAAAACACCAACATGAGCTAAACATTTTCCAAATGAAAAAACTAAAACATCACCAACTTCAACTTCTTCATTTGATATTTCGTTCCCAAATTTTTCAAGTTCCTCTACAACATAATTACCTGCTCCAGCATGTAAACTCCAATCCCTTGCATACATTCTAAGTTTATAATTTAATAGGTAGCCTAATTCATTTGCTATGCCAATAAGGAGCCCAGTACAATCACATCCTCTTCGGGTAATCCCTCTATGAGAATATCTTACTCCAATCCATGTTTTAGCTATTTCTGCAAATTCTTTCATTACATTATTGTTTCTTCAACTTTAGGGATATAAATAAATCCATTAAAATTCTTTGTATTATCAAATCTACTTTCACAAACAGCAGCAGTCTTATCACATCCATAATAAATTGTAAAAGTGTCACCTGTTAAAACAAGATTAGGAAATGGCCACATCGTAGTAATAATAGCAGTAGTTGCAGATAGAATAGGTCTTCTGCATCCATCATTATTACCACTTGTCATTTCTATTTCACCAAGTTCATAATAAGTTGGGTCAACAATTGTATCATTAACAGTAAAGTAATCAGTAGAATCACTATCAGCAACTCCATCAAATTTATACCCTGAACGTGTGACACCACAACTTACATCACCAAGTCTATTGTTGCAAGGCTCTTGATACATTCTTCTTGGAACTACAATATTTAAACTGTTTATAATAGTCGTGCATTTTAGAAACAATTCTTTACGGGTAAATTCAACATCAGCCGTTCCTATAAAAACTGTGATTTCCATTCCCGATGCATAAGCTTCATTCCATAAGATTCTTTTTATAGTGACCTTAGCACCATCAAGAACATTTTTTTGAACAAGAGAATATAAGTCACCCGTTATATTTGCTAATGAAAGTACAACTCCAGAATTTTCTAAACTCACATTTGTATTTATGGCACTTCTTGTAATTGGAATAGAAACATAAGAAACTGATGGAGAATCCCAATCTATATCTTCTGAATGATTTGTATAATAAAAAGATGTGCCATTAGACAATTCTATGATATAAAGTTCTGCAACCTTTACAGAGCCTTCAGCTATGGCAGTTTGAAATGCTGTGTCTGGACTTCTCATTAGCTTAAATCCTCAATTAGCACTAATTCATCAGAAGTGAACCAGTTTATCTGATGTTCTATATCTATGTAGCCATCAAACATAAACCTAACTTTAAAATAATATTTAAAATTAGCAGTAACAACTTCTCCAGCTCCAAGGGCTCCATTTGGAGAAGTGCCTCCAGCCCAATTTATAATTCCTGTCACGTCATCTAAAGTGAAATGAGTTCCTTCTGTTTTTGCTGCTGCATCTATTTTAATGGTAGGAGCATATTTTGCAGAAGGTTGTATTACTGTTTTATTTTCTGTCCACTCTTCAGTTTCTCCATTGTAATAAGTCTTGCCAAGTTGAGTAGTAGTTTCCCCTCCTACTGCTGTTGAACTCCAATCAGTATAGGTACAAAGCTGATCATAATAATCTCTATATAAAAATGATAAATGTCTTCCTCTTGCTCTATGAAATAATTCTACAAGTTTATCTCTTGCAGCTTCATCCATCCATTGCCAATTGATCCACCAAGTTCTTATGGGACTTGCTCTTATTTGATTCCTTTGTTCCTTACCAGAATCATAGGAAACAACGTCAGTTATCCAATTCAAAGACCTCTTCAAAGGAGCCTGTTCGCCGAAGCTACCATAAGCAGCATCTTTAACAAAATCATTAATAACTAAGTTAATCATATTAACCTCTTCTTATTGGATGATTATTTCTTTGGGAAGTTTGCATCATGGAAGCAATCGCATTTTTATTTCTGTTTAAAAATGCATAAGTGTCTTGAGAATTTATTGCACTGACATTTATGTTTACAGTTTTACTTCCTCCACCTTCTGATTGAGACTTGGATTCAGCTACTTCTTTTTTGGATAACACTTGTTCACCACTTTGTAAAATTACTGGAAATTCATCAGCAGCTAAACCATTATGAAGTCTTGGTACAATACCACCATTATGCATCGTAGCCATACCATTTCCATAAGCACCTCCACTTGTAACAGTAGAAGTTAATGGCATTCCAGTTGCTGCACCCAAGAATCCCATAACCATTTGAGCCATTGACCATTTAATCATCATCCTTGTAATGTCTCTTATTACTGAATCGGCTAACTGTCTGAAAGTCATTGTGCCATCTATTAATAAATCAGTAAATGAATCAGCGATACCATCTAATGTGCCAGTTGCAATATTACCTAACTGCTCCCAATGATTGCCAGCATCTGAAGCCCACTGAGCAAGTGGTCCTTTAAATGCAGCTTCGTACCCTTTTCTGCCTTCAATTATTTTTTTGATACCTTTTTCATAATCTTCTATTTGTTTTTTGTATTCTAACTGAGTGATATACTCTTCTGTTAAAGCCTCGTTTGCTATTTTTTCAAACCGTGCCATCTGCATAGCACGTTCCCGTTCTTCAGATATTTTACCTAACAAAGAATACTCCAAATCAAGACTTCTGAGCATCTCATTCATTATTGCCTTAGCATCTTTTTGATTCTCTAAAAATTCTTCCGATCTCTGAATCACTGGTACATAAGCATTTTTAAGTTTTTCTATTTCAGCTGTTATTTCAGCAATATCAGTAGAAGGTATAGGTAAACTTACTTCCTTTAATTTTAACATTTTACTTTTAATCAAAGCTATCACAGCATCTGCATCTTGACCAAATTGAGTTTTTAGTGTACTCATCAATTGTTCGAGATGTTCAATTGTAGCCTTTCCAAATGCTTCTAAAGTGATTACTGAGGATTCATACTGAGATTTTACATTTGTATAAAATGTATTCAAAGCAGCATCAGCTTTATCAGCTTGCTCTAAAAAAGCATTAGCAAAATCAATAGGAGCAGCATCCCATTCATTTTTAAATTTAGTCCACATCTCACCAAAAGTTTGAGCATTCCATGCTTCTTGAATGCCTACTCCTACTCTAACCCACCAAGCAATAGATCCAGAAGCAAGTGCAGATATATTAGAAAAAAAAGTTTTGCCTTCTTTTCCAATAAATTTAAAAGTTTCTATCCACATCCGCCCAAATTCTTTAACTGATCTAAATACTGGAGTATTAATTAACCAAGTAATACCTGCACTAAAAGCATTAAACCATTCTTGCATTCTGTCCTTGATTGCTTCTAAATTCTGTTTCCAAGCAGCATATAAAGTATATGCGATAGCAGCTAATAATAGAATTACAGCAATTGGACCAGACATTACAACTATCAATCCAATAAAAGAAGCTGTAAGAGTATTAACAGTAGTGATTATAAAAGACAATGATTTAATAAGAAGCCCTGTAGCCAATAAAACTGGTCCAATAGCAGCAGCTATGCCAGCATATACAAGAATATTTCTTTTGACGCTATCTTTCATTAAATCCCAATAAACTGTCATTCTTTTAATAATACCTATCAAATTAAGAACGGCAGGCTTTAGCATAAGACCAATTTCTTTAGATATTA